GAAGATGGACAAAGTCCTAATAATATAATAAGTTGTACTGAATGTATGCGTATGTCTTACGGTAAAGTAATGAAGTACAATGAAAAAAGAACTTTTAAACTATTAGCAGATGATTAACCTTTTATTATAACACACACGTGTATATTTTTCATTTTATAATTATAATTTTGTATATAAATATTAAATTTTACTCCAAAGAAAGGCATTTAAATTGTCAATTGAACTAATAACACCACCAAATAGATTTGTAGGCCTTCATGCACACAGCACTTTTTAAAAGGTAGTATGGGTATACTTACCTAAAAAGGAGTTGTTATGCCAAGATATGTAAAAAACAATTGTGAAATATGTAGTAAAGAATTTGAAGTAATTTATAAAAAAAGAAATCAAAAAACTTGTAGTAAAAAATGTGCTTATAAGCTTAGAAAGAAAAACAAAAATACATCCATCCCTAAACAAAAAAAATGCAATTCTTGCGGCAAAGATTTTTTTGATAAGACTAAGCTTAAAAATCAAACAGAATGTAAAGATTGTAAACTTAAAAAAGGTGTTGAAACAAGAAAGTTAAACGGATCTTACGAAAGAACTGAAGATCAAAATAGAAAGTTATCTGAAACTTTGAAAAGTCAATATAAAAGTGGCGAGAGAAAATTTAGTAAAGAAGCATTAGAAAAACTTTCAAAAGGTCTCACAAAACGATGGGCTTCTGGTGAAATGAAAAACAAAACACAAGAAACTTGCTTAAAAAAGTATGGTGTTAATCATTGGACTAAATCAAAGCAAGCGAAAAAAAAGCTTTCAAATACAAGAAAAGGTTTTAAATTTTCAAAAAAAGTTAGACACAATATGTCAAAAGCTGCTGTTAAGAGAATTAAAAAATATAGAATATATTCTTTTGGAAACGGCGGGTTTAGAGAAGATATAAATCTTTATGTTAGAAGTAACTGGGAAGCAAACTTTGCTAGAGTGTTAAAATATAAAAAAATAAACTTTCAGTACGAGCCAGATACTTTTGAGTTATCTGAAGCTATGACTTATACACCTGATTTTAAAGTTGGAAACGTGTACTTTGAGATTAAAGGGTATATGGATGATCGATCAAAAGAAAAAATTTCTGCTTTTAAAAAATCATATCCTAATGTTTTACTATCAATAATTACAGGGGATGAATATAATATCTTGAGAGACACTTACTCAGATAAGATCTTATGGGAAGGCAAGTAAAAGACGTGTAAATAATAACATTTTTTTTTATAATAAATCACGATTTAAATAAACTATATAAGGAATATAATGAATAATACATTTAATGCAGAAAGGAGGTACTTAGAGAAGGTTGAACTTGATATGCTTAAACCCAATAGATTTGTTGGCTTGCATGCACATTCAACCTTCTCCTAGGTATCTACATTTGATGGTCTGGGTTATCCTGCTGACCACATTGATTTTGTTTTATCTGAGTCTCAAGGTATGGATGCTTGGGCTCTTACTGACCATGGTAATGGAAACGGTCTTGCTCATGCTCATTCACATGCTGTAAAAATGCAAAAAGCAGGCCGTAAGTTTCGACAAATCTACGGAGTTGAGTTCTACTTCGTTCCTTCACTTGAACAATGGACAGAAGAATATGCTGCACATCGGCAAGCTGTTAAAGATGCTAAGACTGCTGCAGCAGCTGAAAAGAAGGCTAAGGAAAAAGTCGACATTGATGCCGATGATGAAAGTGGTGGATTGGTTGTTGAGGACGAAGATGAAACAAAGTCTGTTGATGTCCTTAAGGATGAATGGAAACGACGTTATCATCTTGTAGTTACAGCAAAAAATCAACAAGGTCTTAACAATCTATTTACACTTGTTAAGAAGTCTTACAAATACGGTTTCTATCGATACCCGAGAGTTGACTTTAAAATGCTTCAAGAACATGGTGAAGGATTACATATATCAACTGCATGTTTAGGTGGAATTTTTAGCAATCGTATTCTCCGAGGTGAAGTTCATAATCAAAGCCGCAGCGAAATTCAATCTCAACTTCAAAATCTAACAGATCAATTTGTTTCTTGCGTAGGTGAAAACAACTTTAAACTAGAATTACAATTTAATAAACTAGAAAAACAACATGTAGTTAATGACTATCTTATCGAACACCATAAATTAACAGGCATTCCATTAATAGTCACAGCTGATTCTCATTACCCAACAGCTAATAAGTGGCAAGCACGTGAGTTATATAAGAAACTCGGATGGCTTGGTAAACGAGATAACATGACACTTCCCGACTTTGAAGACCTTAAATGCGAGCTGTATCCTAAGAATGCTTCTCAAATGTGGGATGAATTCCTTGATGCATATCCTGTCTATGATTTCTATAAAGGTAATGAAGAATTAGTCCGTGATGCTATTGAAAGAACACATGACATTGTATGGAATGAATTTGAAGACACATGGGTTGATACCAGTGCAAAGCTTCCTGTTATTACTGTGCCAGGTAAAACACCATTTCAGCATTTAACTACACTTGTCAAAGATGAACTAGTAGCACATAATCTCCATAAAGACAAAGTCTACGTTGAACGTGCTAAAGAAGAGTTACGTGATATTGAATATCTAGGACATGAAGCATACTTTATTACGATGTATGAAATCTTTAAAAAAGCAGAACAAAAAACCTTACTTGGTCCAGCACGTGGAAGTGGTGGAGGTTCTTTAGTTAATTACTTACTAGGCATTACGCAGCTTGATCCAATACCTTATAACCTCCTATGGAGTCGTTTCTTAGGAAGACATCGTGTTTCTTGGCCTGATATTGATACTGATGCAGGTGACCGTGATGAATTAATTAAAGCAGCACGTGAATTGTACGGTGATGATGCTGTAATTCCAGTATCAAACTTCAATACTCTTAAGCTTAAGTCTCTTGTCAAAGACATTTCAAAGTTTTATGATGTTCCTTTTGACGAAGTAAATAAAATGACGGGGCCTTTACAAGAAGAAGTAATGATGCTTGCTCGTGATGAAAATCAAGAAAAATCTGTTTTTGTTCTTAAACATGAAGATTGCATGAATTATTCTCTGTCTTACCGTGAGTTTATGGAAAAGTATCCAGATGTAGAAAAACACGTATCTTCCTTGTTTATGCAAAACAGAGCTATCGGTCGCCATGCTGGAGGTGTTATTATAGCAGACGCCGACTTGCTTGCCGAGTCTATGCCTATTATTGGTGTCCGTGGTGAATTACAAACTCCTTGGACTGAAGGCATGAACTTTCGTAATCTAGAAGATAATGGCTTTCTTAAGTTTGACTTCTTAGGTTTAACTCTTCTTAAAGATGTAGAAAACTGTATCTATCGCATTCTTCGCAAGCAAGGTAATTCTAATCCGACGTTCCTAGATGCAAAGGCATTCTTTGATAAACATTTAAACTGCCGTTATCATGAACAAAACGATCCTAAAGTATGGGAACATGTTTATCATGATGGCCACTTTGCAGGAGTATTTCAATTTACTAATCAAGGTGCAAGACAGTTTAGTATAGAAGCTAAACCAGAAAATATCGAAGAATTGGCAGCATTAACTGCGATTTATCGTCCGGGACCTTTAAAAGCAAACGTCCATAAGAAATATGTAAAAGCTAAAAAGAATGCAGACAGCATCAAGTATGACCACCCTATCATCAAGGAAGTTCTTGGACCTACATTCGGCTTTGTGACGTTTCAAGAACAGTTTATGCTTTTAGCACAGAAGCTAGCAGGCTTTGATCCAGGTGAAAGTGACAAGTTAAGAAAGACATTAGTTAAAAAATCTTTAGATACATTGCATTCTAAAGGTTCTGAAAAAGCTAAAGCACGCGAAAAGTTCATCAAAGGGTCTAAAGAATTAAACAATGTACCTGAGTCTGTATCGTCTAAGTTATGGGCAGAGATAGAATATTTCTCTGTTTACGGCTTTAATAAAAGTCACGCAGTTGCATATGCTATTGATTCTTATTATGCTGCATGGCTGCACACTCATTATGAAACAGAATGGTTAGCAGCAATCCTTCAGTCTGAAAATGGTAATCCTAAAGGTATGTCTAAAGCAATATCTGAAATTAAATCTTTTGGATATGAAATTGCAGCAATTGACATCAATCATTCAGGCTTAGAATGGGAATTCTCTGAAGTGTTAAAAGCATTTGTTCCGCCACTAACATCACTTAAAGGTGTAGGAGACAAAGCTGTTGAAGAAGTATTTGCAAATAGACCATATAGTAATTTACAAGACTTATTTTATGATGATGACGGTAAATGGAAGCACTCAAAACTAAACAAAACAGCGTTTGCATCTTTATCCAAAATGGAAGCATTTAAATCTCTCAGTGAATTTGTTAATAACGATCTAGAAAATCATAAGCAATTGCATGATTTGATACTCGATAACTATAATACACTTAAGAAAAGTATGTGGGGTATTACAAAAACGCAACATAAACGTGCTGTTAAAAACGGTGAAGAAGTTCGACCTATCGTTGATGTATTAATAGAGAAATATAACGTTTTAACTGACTGGAGTCGTGCAGAAAAGATTAAGAATTATTTTGAGCTATCAAATGATGCATCTGATGATTTGTTATTCCCACCTGAATTGGTACAGAAGCTCCAAACAAAAGAAGTACAATCAATCTTTGATGTACCTGAAGGTAAACGAGGTATTGGTTGGTTTACAATAACAGAAGTTATCATGAAGAAAACAAAGAATGGTAAACCTTTTATGCGACTTAAGTGTGTAGATAATAACAGCAAAAGTGGTTGGCTTCGTGTTTGGGGTCAATTAGGTGAAGACATAGCTTATAGCACTTGGATGGCTGATGTGAAAAACGATACAGGTTGGGGTATGTCAACAACTACTGCTAAAATGAAAAAGATTAGTGCATTTGATTAATCCATTAAATACATTTGTGCATCATCAAATGTTTCTCTTTCTTTATTGTTTAAATAATTTTTAATAGCTAAATGTATCTATAAATTCGTCTTGCGATGAATTTCCAGATCCAGAGGTTTTTATAGGTTTAAGGAATTCTTCTACGACACCATCTCCTCTTAGAAAAAGAACATTCGTATTTTGAGTAATACTTCTAGGATTGTCGACTAAATCAAGCTCTAATGTTGCTACTTCTCTCTTGAATTCTTTAATTTTACTGGAATCAGTATTCATTTCAGGCACAAGTACTAATACGTTAGAAAATTCATCACCATTAACATCTAAACAAATTGCTACAGGGACATGCCCAGTTTCTGTAGTTAATTGATTTATTCTTGATTTGTTTGAACTTACTTTTCTTTCAAAATCTGCTTCTTGTTTTTTATATTCATTGTGATCTTTATACCCAGCAGAAGTAACAATTCCATTTGTTAAAAATTTAAGTTTACTTAAAAGATCTAGAAGTCTTTCTTTTTTTACATAGAAAACAACACAATCGCATCTTGTCCAAAAGTCACCTTTAGTAGGAACAAGATCAGGCTCATATTTTCTGTTTCCTGGTCCTGGACGTTCTGCTCTATACTTTGTTCGACCATCTGGCGAAGTTTTAGTATAATAGCCTCGTAAAGCTAGCTGTTGTGGTTGCTGTAATAGATCATCATTGCTTTCTTTAATGATTTCTCTAATAACTTTTCTTAATTTTCTCTCTGTAATACGCATTATTTTTCCTTTTAATAATTTTTTATAGTATTAAATATGATGTGTAAATTTAATTTATTATTAATATAATAAAAACAAAAAAGGATATAAAATGAGATTTAGTAACATTATTCTTGAGGGTGTTGATTGTAGTGGTAAAACAAAATTATACTATGAAATTCATAAGCAAACAGATTTTAAATACAACATTCAGGACAGAGGTGCATTAAGTATGTATGTTCATTCTATTTTTTATGGCAGAGATGATAAGCATTTTTGGTTTAAGAAGATTATGGAAGAATTAAAAAAGCTTGATACTTTATATGTTGTTTTATTGCCGAAGCTAGAAACAATTCTAGATAGATTAAATAAAAGAGGTGATGACTTTCAAGATAAAGAAAGTATCCAAGAATTATATAAAGTATTTAATCAAACAGCAAGATTTGGTTTAGGACGTGACTTACCTAATGTCTTAATTATAGAAGAGCAAGAGTTAGAAGAAAAAGCACAAATGATTAAAGATCGGTTGCAAGAGCTTGAAATGTCAAAAGCAGGTGACCTTATAAGATCTTTAGTTGTGAGTAGTGGAAGAAACGAGTTAGTTGATGTAAGTTGTATGACTGATGTTATTAGTGAAGGCTACGATGTTTGTGCATTAGAATTTCCACCTGAACAGGCATATTATTCAAAGATAATTTCAAAAGTTACAGAAAAAATACAGAAAGAATTCTTAGGATTAAATTCTATAAAGACACCACAAAAACATAATAGTAGAAGATTTATATATTCTGATGACAGCTGTATTTCAATGATTCACTTTATGTTTAGAGACAACTCATTAAATGTATCAGCGACATTAAGGTCTTCAAACGTAGTTAAAACTCTTTGGGCAGATTACGAATTCTTGAAATATCTATCTAGTAAGGTAGCAAGAGAAATGCAGTTAGGAAAATGTGATATTCAGTTGCACCTAAATATAAGATCAGCACATATTGTGCCTTAGGAGAAACATGAATCCATTTTTTAACATTTATATTGGTCCGATGTTTGGATCGAAAACAACGAGATTGTTAGGCGAAGTTGATAGACTTAAACATAAAGGACGAAAAGTTGCTGCGTTTAAGCCAAAGATGGACGCAAGATATAGTGCAGACAAAATATCTTCTCACAATGGAGGCAGTGTGGATGCATATTCTATAGAGAGAGCTGAAGAGATTTTTGATTTATCATATCAGTTTGATTCAATTGCAGTAGATGAAGCGTTTATGATTCCTAATATCGCTGCTGTATTAATTAATTCGTATAGAAGTGGTAAGAATATAATAGTATCATCAATTCAGATGGATGCAGGTGAAAAGCCTTTTTCTAGTATTGAAAAAATGTTGCCTTTTGCAACAAAGATTGAGGTATGTCCAGCAGTATGTTCTTTTGAAGGTTGCGATCAAGATGCTTTTTATACAAAGGCTTTATTTGATATAGAGAATGCAACGCAAGAAGAGAAGGTTGGTGCAAAAGGAATGTATGAACCTAGATGTTTTAATCACTTTTTTGAGAGTCAGAAATGAATAGGCCTGAGTGGGATAATATATGGATGCAAGTAGCAGAGACTATCGCACAACGAAGTCATCATCCAGATTTTAAAGTAGGAGCAGTTGTTGTAACGTCAGATAACACGCAAGTTCTTTCGATAGGGTATAATGGTAATGCAGCAGGTTGTGAAAACTTACCACATTCTGTAGCTCCTGGCTGTAGCGAATTGATTCATGCTGAAATTAATGCTTTATTAAAGATGGATTATAATAATCCTAAGGATAAGATTATGTATTTAACATTGATGCCGTGTTTGATGTGTAGCAAAGCAATTGTAAATGCAGGGATTAAGAGGGTTATATATAAAGACGAGTATAGAGATAGGAGAGGTGTTGAGTTGTTAGAAAGTTGTGGAATAGAAATATTGAAGTATTAAAAAATAGGTAATCAGACTAATATTTATTAATATAATTATCTCAAAGATAAGGTGCATATTAATGAATATAAAACTCGCTGACTTATTGTTCGAAGAAGATGAGAATAAAGAAGAAGTAGAAGAAGAAGTAGAAGTAGAAGGAATTCCAATAGAAGGAAACGTTCAAAGTTTGTCAAAATCAACCATTGAACAAGTTTCAAAATATGTTGCTTCTGCTATTAACCGGAAAATGCCTAACAAAGAAAATGTGCCAAAAAGTGCAGAAGACAATCCGTTAGGTGTGATTCAGTTTAAAGATTTAAAGTTGCTTTCAAATGTGCCGATAAAAGGTTTGTATGTATCTCCTAGTCAAATAAAAGGAGAGCAGCAGGCTGGTTTATCGCAAACAGACTTTAAAAAATACGAGCAACAGCAAATTGTGCCTTTGTTTTTAAGAAACGACGAAAGCGAAAACATTGGAAGCAATTCAAAAGGTCAGGAGATGGCTGCTATTTTTTATTTGCCTGCTATGTTTTGTGACATTGAAGATGAAGCTAATAAAAAGATTCATGCACAATTATTTGATTTGCCTTCGATAGGAAAAGACAAAGTTTATTATCATACTGAAATAAAGTCTTTAAAATATGAGCTTGTAATGAAAGATGATATTGAAAACATTCAAAACTCTTTTAAGACAGGGAATGGAAAGATTTTAAGTAAAGTAAGTATGAAAGCTAAGCGAAATATTCCGAGTGGAGCAAATGAGAAAAAAGGCGAGAGTGAAACTGCGCAAGCAAACAATGAATCGTATTTTTCAAATAAAACGATAATTATTAAAGATAAAAATAAGAGAGCTACATATAATATGCAAAAATTACATAAAAACAAGCTATCACAATTGCTTTTTGAAAGCGACTTAAACGAATTACATTCTCAAGATTTAAAAGAAAACTTTGTCTATAGAAGCGGTATTTCAAGATTACTAAACGAAGAAATGATTACCGGAGACGAATTCTATGTAAATGAAACATTTGAAGGTGCTGTTAAAAGAGTAGAAGATCTATTAGATAATGATACAATTATAAAATTTCAAAATAAAGAACACGACTTTAATGTTTATGCTAAAAAAATGTTTGACGACAATTTACTGCTTTTGATAACAAAAAATGGTAATCTTATAAAAGCAACTTCAGACTTTTTAACATTTAGTCGAGATAAAAATAGCTTTTTTCAAGCCATTTATAAAATTGTTAATGACAATATAAGAGAATTAAATCTAGATCCAAGAGCTCGGACAACAGACTTAGCAAAGTCTTTAATTACAAATGTATTCTATGATGGAAAAGTTCCTGAAAATGTAGACAAAGAATTTCAAGATTTAATTAGCAATAACAAAGGTGATGATGTTATTTCAAAAGTTATAAATCACGCAAACAGAAGAAAGCAATCAGGAAAAACTTTAGAGTTTGTTTCAAGTTTTATTGAAAAGTATAATTTAGAAGACAAACAAAAAGTAAATTTAAAAACAAATTTAAACACTCTTAACTTAGTAAGCGATGAAAAATTTATAAATTTTGCTGAACAGGTTGTGTCATTTGATAAAGAAAATCCAGGAGAAGCATTTAAAACTATAACTTATATGTCACCACAAAGTGCAAAAGCATTAAACAGTTTATTGACATCAGAAGAAAGTGTTGCTGATACATTAGTCTCTAGTTATAAAGATTTACCAAGAGAAATTTCTGATACTTTAACACCTGAAGAATTGCAAAAATCTTTTAATGAATTAGATGATGACAAGAAAAAGAAAATTGAACAATCGTTAATTAAAACTCCAGAAGAAAGACAAACAACCTCTTCTGACGAAGATAAAGATACTGCAGAAGAAATTGTAGAGTTTAGACTTAAAGGAAATGGAGATAATGCATTTTATTCAATAGATAATCTTAATGCTAATGGTAAGTTTAGATTTGTAATGTGGCAAAGGCAAAGAAAAGGTTGGGAAATTTCAACTGACCTTGATTATAATACTCTAGAAGAAGCAGTAAAAGAATCTGAGGAAGTCAATGTATTTTTTGATTTAGCTGGTGACAAAGAAAAAGAATTTATAAAGAAAAACTTTGCTAAAGTTTTAGATGAATCAAGCAAAGGTGATGATGTAAATTTTAATATAATAAGAGATTTTACAGGTTGGAGTCTTAAGAGTGATATTGAAGCAGCAGAACAAACTTTAACATATCAAAGTAAACCTTCAGAAGAAAGACAAACAACCTCTTCTGACGAAGATCAAGATACTACAGAAGCTGGTGAAGAAACTCCACAAGCAGAAGAAGAGCAAGTAGAGGATAATACTGAACAAACAGGTCAGAATTCCGGTGAGACAACTCAAGATTCTGATTCTGACGCTGCAGAAAGTCAAGAAGAAAATCAGCCTCAAGGTGAAGAAAATCAAGATCAACCTCAAGATGAACAAGAAACTGATTTAATATCTAAGGACAAATGGCTTGATACTATTGATATTAAATTGTTACGTAATGGAATAGATAATAATTCTTATCATGCTTATAAAACTGATGGTCGCGATATACCTTTAGTAAAAATAAAAGGTAAATTGTACTATTTAAAAAATTGGGATTTTCGATCAATAAGTATTCCTGATCTTGAAAATATTACATCACTTAATAAAGATAAAGTAATAAAAGAAAAACTAGAAAAGTTTTTTAAAAAAAATCTTATTCATGAAATAGAAACTGGTGAGCATATTTTTAAATCATCTAATATATCAAAAGAAACACTTTATGATTATATTTCAAATAGCGACTTTTTTAATAAAATTAGTAAAAGTTTAATTTTTGTAGAAAAGAATACAAAAACTGATGAATTTGTAAAACTTATGAATTTAGCAGTAAGTTTAGATGATAAAAAAGATTTTGATGAAAACGTAGACAAAACTTACCCTAATTTAAAAAAGTATTTTGGTGACTTTAAAGACACTAAAGGATTTGATGGTGTAGTTAAGTCTATCAAAGATCTTTATGAAACTGATCGTGAATTTACATATGATGACCTTATAAACGGCAGAGAAGACTCAATTGATAACAAAATAGACAAAAGAGTTATTAAAGACTTTGAAAGAAAAGTTTTAAATTTTATCTCAAAAAATGAAAAATTAATTTTTAATAAATTTAAAAAAACAGGTAGCGAAGATAGTTTACATCCACAAAGTAAAGATATATATCCTGAATCATTTGATGAAATAAAAGATAAAAATGATTTATTCTTTCAATTTATTGATAAGTTAAGTCAGCTCATGCTACATAACTTTATTAAAAAGCAGTCAATGTTTGAAAACAAATTTATATTTCAGACAGGAATAAATTTACTTTTAGAAGCAGAGAATACAGAAACAGAAGAAGATAGAGAACTCAGAAATTCTCTTGTGTCATCGATTAAGGATCAGTCTAATAGACTTGCGAAAAGCTTAATCTTAGGCTTAGTAAATCATGCAGTTAATAATGATATGATTGATTATTCGTGGAAGCCTGAGTCTGATCGTGCTGGAAAGATTATGTCTTCAAAGGTTCTTGCAAAAAGAATTAAAAAAGTAAACAATCTTTCAGATAGTAATGAAATCTCTGAAGATATGATAAGATCAATGCTTCTTGAAGATTTAAAAAATATTTGTTTAGGTGTTGTTGAAAAGTATGATCCTGAAAGATATGAGATTATGCTAAACAAAGCTGATAGTATTATCTTGAAAGACGAAAGAGGTAAAGAAAGAGGTAAATCAAAACTTTCAAAAAAGGCAAAATCAAGAATTGCTACAGCAGGAATTGTTGCAGCAACTGGTGCTGTTGCTGCATTGACCGGAGGTGCTTCACTTATTCCTTCTCTCTTTGGATCCGGAACACTTGCTGCAATAGGTACTGCAGCAACAAAAGCAGGTGTATCAGGAGTAGTTACGTCCGGTTTAGGAATTGCTGGAGCCCAAACTTATAAAGGTGACAAAATATTTGATTACTTTAAAAATAAAATTGTTGGCGAAAAGTCTGATCAGGAACTTGCAGATAGACTAGTAGAAAGAGAAGGTGCAGAACATGTTATCACCCAAAGAGAAGACGGAATTTATAAATTATTAAAATCTGAAATTGATGAATTAATACAGCTCATCTTGGTCTTGGTAAAAGAGGATAAAGGAATAGTTGAAGAAAACAAAAATCTTTTCATAGGAAGTCTTTCTAAATTTTTATTTGAAGCAAATGAAAGTGGTGAAGAAATATCTGTTCAAGATATAAAAGACTACCTAAAAGCGTCAGGAATATTAATATATAACAAAGACTCTAAAGTAATTGGAAAAGATTTGTCTGTAGCAGAAAAAGAGTTGATTGGATCAATTGCAGCAATATTTAAATCTCATTTCGGTGTAAACGTTAAAGGTTCTGAAGGTTATAAAAAACTAGATACAAAAAGAGTAGAAGTTGCATCTACTGTAAATCAAAATGCTGAAAAGGGAGAAGCAGCTTCTGAACAAATATCTAATATGACTGCAGGTGCAGGAATTCCTATGGGAATGAATGCTCCTTTTAACATGAATCAAATGGCTGCGATGATTAATATGATGGGGGGTAATCCTATGATGTCGTTCATGATGATGATGATGAATCCGCAGTTTATGCAGCAAATGATGCAAATGCAAAAAGAAGGTGTAACCCTTGGCGAAGCAAGTAAGGTTGTTGCAGAAAAAACAGAAATCTCTGATTTTGATAAGCTTTTAGAAGATGTTATAGAAAATCAACGTACTAGTCTTCCAAGTATAAGCAGAAAAGACGCAATAAAAGTTGTCAAACTTTTAAAAAATATTTATGGAGCATTTAACGATATAGGCACAGATATGTCAGGCGTTACTTTTAATCCTGACAAAAAGAAGTCTATTTTGTTTAAAATGCACAATAGCTTTAATATCGTTAAAGAAGACCAGGATATTACAGATAATACTTTGAAAATATTACATTATTTCATTAAACAAGAACTTCATGATGCTAAATTAAAAGGTGAAATTTTAAAAATATTAACAGGAAAACATAAAATTTTAGAAATTTTTATTGAAGACACAAAAAATACAACAATTGATATGATAGGCATCGAAATAATAGATTATGTAAATAGTAAATTTTTATCTACTTTATTTAATGATTTTAGAGATGATTATCAACTAAAAGATAGTGTTTATGAAAATGTTTTTAAAATCATTAAAGTCATGTCGACTGATATAAGTGAAAAAATAACAGACGATTACAAAAAAAGTGTAGATGCTTGTTTAGACGAAGTACAAGAGTATATTGATAGTAAAATTAATCTTAGTGATGTATCAAAAATTACAGCAGAAAATAAACTAATAAGAAATAAGTCTATAATTAGACGTAGACCTATTAGAAAAAATAAAATTATAAACGAGTCAGAGTTTTTAAAGAGTGAGCTAAAAAGACTTTGGAAGCTTTAAGGAGAGTTTAGATGAAGTTAAATGAATCTTATATGAGATCTGTTTTAAAAGAAGAGTATGATAAGCGTCTTAATTACTTTTTAAACGAGAAGATGACTCTTACTACAAAGTATGGTGCTAATGTAATTGAAGATGCAGCAGGTTTAAAAGTTTATGACAAAGCTGGATTTAGATATACATTTGCAGGAATTGTCAAAAAAGAAGACAATACAGAATTTGCAAAGTTAATCTTGCCTGAAGAACCTTTAGGTAATGAGCTCGGTAGTAGTTCTTCTCCTTTACTAGAAGATGATGAGTTAGGTGGACGTGGAATTGGATTTATTAGCAGAAAGTCTGGCAGCGAGAGAGAAATAGAGTTTGATACAGCATCTTCTGGAGAATTTGACAATTATAGACAAGAAGATGTTATAGACAAGTCAGACAAAGAAGAAAAGTTGGGTATTAAAAAAGAGCCTAAGTATATATTAGTACCAATGGGTGAATTCGAAGAAAGATTTTCAATTAATTAAAAGGCAAAAGAATGAACATAGAACAATTAATAAAAAAAGCAATCGCTGAGACTTTATCTGATCAAGGTATAAATACTCAAAAAAGTAATTTTATTCAATCAGAGAACAACGTCATTGACAGTAATGTATTGTCTGAGTCGTATGTTGCTGAAGCAGGTAAGTTTAATTTAGGCACTGAGCTTTTATCACAAAAAACAAAGAATTCACATCAAGAACTTTTAGAAGGTTATGTAAAAGAGCTTAATGATATATCAGCCAAATTAGATGGAGTTGATAAGTCTTCTGCTAATTTAAATAACTCTAGTTTTAGAAGCTTAAAAATTGATGAAACTTATAATCACAATGCAGCATTTTTACATGGCTTATATTTTGAAAATATTAGTGACTTGAATAGTACTGTAACAGTAGATTCTTTAGTTTACATGCGACTAGCAAGAGACTTTGGCACGTTTGATAAATGGCAAGAAGATTTTGTAGCATGTTGTCTTTCAGCAAGAAATGGTTGGGGAATTACATTTTACAATCCTCAATTAAGAAGATACATGAACACAGTCATTGATTTGCATAGTGACAGCGTTATGATTGGTTTACTGCCTGTAATTGTAATGGATTGTTGGGAGCATAGTTATTATAGAGACTATCTCAAAGACAGAAAGACTTATGTTTACGGCATGATGAAAGAACTAAACTGGTCTGTTATTGAAGATAGAGTTAAAAAAGCTGATAAAATTGCAAAGATCTTAGGATAGTATTATGTCTAGAAAAAATTTTTTAAATGAAATAAATAAAATGACGCGCAAAGGTGTTTATCCTTCACTTAATATTCTATTAGAAGAAAAAGATGAAGATGCTATGGGAGGAGATAATCCTTTTGGTGACTCTGAGAGTGGTGAAAGTGAAGAACCTGAAGGTGAAAGTGAAGAAGCTAGTGAAGAACCTGAAGGTGAAAGTGAAGAAGCTAGTGAAGAACCTGAAGGTAAAAGTGAAGAAGATGTCAATGCAGACACTATAAAAATGGATCAGCTATTAAAACAATTAAAACAATATGAAGATGCAGAAAGCAAGAGAACAACACCTACAAGTGTGGAAGCCGAGCTTTTAAGTATGGAGAGTTTAAATTTGTTAGACTACATGCTTATAAACGAAAGTGAAGAAGATCCGCAAAAATTATTTGATAAGTTAAGTAAGTCTATGGAAAAAAATAAAGATACAATTGATAAATTTGGAGCCTTTTCAGCAAAAAAAATCAATGGCATTGACTTAAATATTGATGATTTAGTTTTACAAGCAGCTGAAGATGTATCAAACTTTTTTAGCAAGGAAGATCCTGCTTCTATAATTGGTGCAAGATATTTAAAGAAAATAAGAAAATTAGGGAATATTCCTGATATTGAAAAATCACAAGAAGAATTTGTAAGTAAATTACAACAAAAGCTTGACAAGGGTAATGTCGACAATGTTTTGCCTAATAAATATTCTGTCAATAGTATAGAAAATACTGACTTTAAAAATGCAAAAGGTGGATTTAACAGAGGTTAATTTACTGTTAAAATTATTTTAAACATTTAGGTAGTAAGATGGCAAACAAAAAAATGACCAGTCAAGCAAAAAAAGCTGCAGGTATTAATAAGTCTGTTCA